GCGGAGATCGCTGACAAGACTTGTGGCAATACGTTGGTGTATTGTAGGCTGGAGGAGTTGAGGTGTGAGAATGAAACACACTGACCACACCCTCTGTTGGCACTGCCGCCACGCAGTACCGACAAAGGATAAGATAACAGGAGAATACCTCACAGGCTGTGCATGGTCCATAGACCGCAGACCGGTTGAGGGTTGGAGGACGTGTCAGCACAGAATGTATGAGGCGCAAAAGGGTGGTATGATACATTCGTATACGGTGACTGAGTGCCCTGAATTTGAGGAGGGATAAAAGTGAAAAGCTATGAGGAGCGTACCAAAGACAATGAACAGAAGATAGCAGCTTTCCAAACTAAGCAGAAAATGCCGTATGAGTTCAAGGTCAAATACGCTGAGGTCAGAGTAAGGGAGTTCATTCGTGAATGTGACAAAAGAAATCTGAATACGCACATATCGGTAGGCGGACTTGACAGCATAACGCTTTTGAAATTTATACATGATTACTGTGGTTTCAGTTATGTTCCAGGTGTATCGGTATCTAGTCTTGAAGACAAATCTATTCAGCAGATACACGAGCAACTTGGAGTGATAAAGTTAAGCCCATACAAGTCAAAAATAGATATCATACGGGAATATGGTTTTCCTGTACTATCAAAAGAAACAGCCGCAAAAATAGAACTGCTTGCACACCCTACGGACAAGAACAAGACAGTTCGTCACGCTATCATAACGGGTGAAACGGGAGAGTATGGCGGTTTTCGCAAGCATACAAGAATGCAACTTTCTCAGCGCTGGCTTGAATTGTTTGGCGGTTACGAAAATGAAAATGAGGGCGTTGACTACAAGATACCGCCGTTTAAGGTATCATCACAATGCTGTTTCTGGATGAAAGAAAAGCCGTGTGATGATTGGGCAAAGCAACACAAGAGTGTGCCGTTCTTAGGACTTATGGCAAGTGAGGGTGGCAGACGTGAAAAATCGCTAATGCTTAACGGCTGCAATTACTTTGGCAAAAGCACGATACGTTCAGCACCATTTGCCATATTTACAAGGCAGGACTTGCTACAACTTGCACTTGACCTGAATGTGCCTGTGCCTACAATCTATGGCGAGATAAAACGTGACTTTGACGGAAAGCTTTGCACAACAAAGGCTCAGCGTACAGGCTGTTCAATGTGCGGTTTCGGCATACATATGGAACAGCGCCCTCACCGATTTGACAGGCTTCGTGAAAGAAATGAAAAAGAGTGGGATTTCTGGATGAACAAGTGTTGTGAAGATGCTGACGGCACAAAGTACGGCTGGGGAAGAGTTCTTGACTATATCGGCGTTGAATGGCGTGACAGAGTATTTGATATGAAAAATAACCAGCTTAGCTTGTTGGATATCGAGGAGGCGAAAAAATGAAAACACATAATCTGAAACTTAGCATAGACTTTTGTGGCGCTGTTCTGAGCGGTGAGAAAACTTTCGAGGTCAGAAAGAATGACAGAGGTTTTCAGACGGGAGATCTGATAAGATTTATACCGACTGACGGAACGTCTTATCGTAGCTTAGACGGCACAGTAAGAGAACACGCAAAACATGAGATATCAGAACATACATACAAGATAACATATATCCTCAACGGCTGGGGAATAAAGAACGGGTATGTTGTGATGGGAATAAGAGAGGAGGGATCCTATGGAAAGAAACGACCCTATGACCATGTCACGCCTGAAAGCCTACCGCAGGAACGCCTCAGCCATTGAGGACATCAAGGCAGAGCTTTCTGGCAAGTACGTTGCCGACACTATCAGCGTATGCACACCGCCGTCCTACACACCACACAGCACACGCATAGACGGCTTTCTACCAAGTGGCGATACACTTTCACTGCTGTGCGAACAGGCACGACTTGAAGCCGAGCAGAGGGCTATTGAGGAGTTTATCAAGGGGATAGAGGAT